TTTGCTCTGTTTGGTTCAGTCTTTTGTCGATAGCCAAAACATCCAGCGTCGGACTGAACGATCCCGTCTTTGTCGCCGAAGGCATTACTTCTATTTTTGCATCTGAAACTACAGCACCAATCGGTATCGAAGAAGTATTGTAGTGGCTGACTGTGCCTCTGTTTACAGGCGTTTTCGCATTATCCCTGCCAAACCTAAGGGTTGTCGCGTCCCAGTTTATGACAATCCCGGAAACGTACTCCGCATCCCCGGACTCGGTGAAGGCGTTTGCTGACTCCGCAGGGCCAAGCGTCACTTCAGGCATTACGGGTAGAAGCTCCCGCGAGCGCGACTAGGGTCCGGGTCTACCGACTTCCAAGAATCCAAAGTCCGAATGGCAACCGTGTCATCCCCGTAAGCATCTGGAGCAAACTCGACATCCAGCTTGCAATACAAATCAAAATACTCTTTTACCCCATACCATTCGTGCTGACGCCAGTCCCCATCCGAAACGAGCGGGAACCTCCAATGGTCAACAACAAATTCACCAGAATCCTCATAAGGCATGGGATTCATAACCATCCATTCCATGATCGAAAAAGATCTCTGCCAGAAATCGGAAGACCTTGATCTCGCCGCGACGATCTCGTCTCCATTGATCAACTCATCACCCGGCCCATACGCCGGTTCCGGAATCCTTGCGTTAATATTGTCAAACATCGGTGCCGGGAAAGCCGAGACGGTGCTGGGGTCCCCATCAACGAACTCGACCTTGTAAAGCCCCCACGTTGCCACAAGATCCCCGCTCATATCGAACACACCGAACACCGTGTCCACAGTGTCCACGACACATTGACGCCAGCCCTCAGACCTCCAATCGTTTGTCGCAAAACCACACAGATCGAGAAACTTCTTCCGGACTGCAACGTCCTCGATATCGCCCGGCTCAGTATGCACGTAACGATACTCATCAATCTCGAACGGTTCGATATGGGACATCTACACCGAAGTCGTCATCGTCGGGGTCAGGAAAATCTCACGCTTGGAGGCTAGCGACGCTTCCGCCCCTGTCAGAGCAGAGGCATCACTAGCGAGAGAGGCCAACCCCAATAGGTAATTCTCTACCTCTCTGCGGAACAAATTTTCTTCTTCCGCATCATATTCATTCGGGGCCGACTTTAGCGGCCTAAACTCAACCGGCACTACCGCCTCCCATCAGGCTGCAATCTGAGCCTGAAATCACCAACCCGAAATTGCCCACTAATCGACTGCAATGATTCAACTCGAAAACGAACCGCCCGGCCACGCCCACGAACCGACAAGCCCTGCCCGTTCGACTCCGTAACATAATTGCCGCCTCCAGTTAGCTCGGAGCTAAGCTCGACATCGGTGGTTACAGGGTTTCCGGGATAGGTCTGACCCTTCAGTGTCGTCTTGATCGTCGCGTTGTCGATTGTCCGTGTTGAACAATTCGACATCAGGGATAATCTCTGTGTACAGGGACATGCGGTCCCCTTCCGCAATCGTCAGATCTCCAGTTTCAATATACGGATACGGGGTTGGAGACTTCGTGATCGAGTCGTGGGCGTAAACATGGGACTGAATGCGAACAGGGGAATTCGCCGTCGATAACGTGTAATTGGCAAGTAGGACGGACATCGGCTGGTTAAAAACGACAGCATCACGCCAAGCAGTTCTGTTCTTATACATCGTACTGGACATGGTATTGTCCATAGAAGTCATATCGTACTTGCCGTAGTACCAAATGTCCTCGTCATAATTAAATGTCACATACCTGTCGCACTCGAAAGATTCTTTCGACGGATAAAACCAAGACACCTCAGAGAAGGCAGAATTCACCGCCGAGTAGCACTTGGCCTTCTGGTCGAAATTGAAATCATCATACACATAGGCAGCGACGGGACACGAGAGCGGAGAAACAGAACCCGAGTAGACGTAGAAGCCATCATTCCCCATAAAGAAGACAGCATTGGAAGCATTCGCCGCCGATATCGCGGAGACAACACTGACCCCCTGCGTCACGAGAGTAAACTGGAACACATCCGGAGGGCCTTTGAATCTCATCGAGTAAACAGCGGAATCAGTGAAGATCAACACCTCGTCCTTGGTGGAGATCCCGCCCATAATTTTCGAGCCAACGCGCAACACTTGACCGCCGGAAGTGTTCGTCGGCGTCGGAAGCCAATCAAATGGATTCTGCTGATCGGACCAGCGAACCAAGAGGGGGTTAAGTGTGTTAGAGGTACCAACATCATCGCATCCGAGGGCAACGCAGTGACCGTCTTTCTTTGAGACAAGGAAGGAGTCCACCACCTCCGGAACTTCACTGTTCCCACTGAATGTCGCATCTGACATTTTTACTGCGGGGTTGGTTACACCCGGAATGGGAACCCCCAGGGATGTATTGGCGCTTACATCGTAGTAATACAGGGTACTGCCGGAGTTCGCGTAGATAATATCCTCTCCGTAGTTGTCTATATAGCAACGCCTGACGCTACCAACGTCCAGGGAGAGGGGGCTCGCATCGCCGAACCCACGAACGATACCATCGAAAACAGAAAGCGGAGATCCGGTGGCCTTGTAATAACTCTGGTCTGACCCAAGACCAATCGAGGCGGTACCTCCAGTCGGAGTGACGCCTACTGAGATTTTGAAAGTATTTGTATCACTTTCGGAAACAACCCACCATCGACCGTTCAACCTTGTAATGTCGTATGGATTTGTAGCCCCAAGCGTCCCTGTCAAGCCGTTGAAATAAACCTCGTCACCATCGCTGAGACCATGACCATCGGTTGTAACAAGCAACTTTCCTGAGCCAGACTGAGCAATCGTCGCCAAAATACCAAAGGCAACAGACGTTGGCGTGGCGCTACCGCCCCAAAGTCCAGCGCCAAAGCCCTGACCATCAACCGCAGCATCCAACCCGGAAGACTCTTTAAAGTGGTAGGTGTACGCACTCATACTGAGGTCGGCAAAACCACCAGTGAAAGAAGTGCCACCAAAGTTGATCGGATCGCCACTCGCATCCGTGAGGTAGATTCTAAAGTTGTCCGTATCGACAATCGACTCCACCTGAAATCCACGATCAATCTCAAACATCGAGCTGGTGTAATTCTCGATATTTGACATCGTGACGGAAGTGAAATTCACCCAATCATTCACTGCCAGTCCATGATCTTCTTGAGTGAACTGAACCAAAGCGCAACCAGACCCAGAACTCAAAGGATCCTCTACTGCACGGACAACGCTTGCGGCCAGACCGCTTCGTGCCGCAGTCGCCCTGATCGGCGTGATATCGATTGCATCATTACCGGCAACAACATAGAACTTCCAAGTCGTACCAACCCACTGGTAGTTGTTGCCGTTGTAATCCTTTGAGCTGAAGGCGGCTCGACCAACCCCCTCTGCAACATAGGAACCATCCCGGTCCCACCCGCCAACGGACTCCGCCCGACCTGAACGGAACCGCATGTTGTTGCAGTCGTGCCAGGACTCACCCGCCTCGAATGCGGTGGACTTATGGTTAATACCGGGGGGCGGTGTCAGCTTCTTNAGAGCCATACCTACTTCCAGCACCTCAAGAACAGCTTCCAATTGTTAGCGGTAATCGATGCCAACGACCTAGTGCTGTTATCCAAGATCTGAATACCACCCGACACAATCGTGTACTTTACATCAGACGAACTCGCATGAACCGAAAGATACTCCGACCCCACAATAACCTCTTCATTCGCAACGTATCCATGTTGGGTACTGCCACTGGTATTCTTGATAACACCGTAAACCAACCTCGGAACAGCCAAGAGCCCGTGCCCATAAGTACCACTTGTGTTGGCGGTCGTGGCAATATCGGGCTCCTCGAAATAAGTTCCAGAAATGTCAGTGGGAAGTTGCGAATATCGAGTATGGTAAATATTCCCCTGGAGTACGGTCGATCCACCATCTTCCGTGTAAGAGACTCTGAAATTTTGCTTTGACACGGAAGTGCCATCAGAGTGCTGGAGCGTTACAAAATGCGTTCCGTCCGGCCTGTCCGGCCCAGTGCCAATCCTTAGATTGTCGTCTGCGGCAACGGTCATGATGGTAGACGGAGAAGATTCGCTTACGTGCTTAGCCTTAATAATGGCAGAGCTGTTTACTGTGTGGACAAGGGGAGTCGCAGACTCAAGAACCGAGCCACTCTCAAGGATAAGCTCGTGGGGACTCTTCAAGTAGTTCTTGATCGGGGAGCGGGCATTCGATGCAGGAACCGTGCCGCCAGATTGGGTCGCCCCGCCACCCCAGAGCTGTCCAAATCCACCGGCAATCGTAGTTCTTAAATCATTCGCTGCGGAGGAAGTCGAGTCCTGTAAGATATGGATTTCTCCCGCCAGACCGGCAGTCCCGGAGCTGTCCGCAGGTTGGAGACCGAAAATTCTGAAAGTATTCGCTCTTACATCAACAAAAATATTGTCATATCGAGTCGTGCTGGGAATATCATACCCATTAAAAAATTGGATCTCGCCGCCCTCGACGCCACCAGTGAAACCTGAATTGCCGACTTTTAATCTGGCTGCGTTTGAGGAGGCTGAGGAAGACCCTACAGTAACATTACCATTGAAAGTTTGGTCCGTGTCAAACGTATTGACAGCATCCAGCTTCGCAAGATTTGTATCGTTTCCAGTGTGGTAAATGTTCTTTACGCCATCACCGTATTGCACCCGAAACTGATTCTTGCGATCCGAATGGCCAGCATCGACCCAAGCGCCGTCTTGTGGGATCGCCAAGACAAGGCTCTGGATGCCGAGGCCGCTCCCAGCGCCGGTATCCGGCTCGGTAGAGCCACCCAAATAAAGATCATCACCGGAACTCATTCTCATCGTCTGGAGGCCGTGCTTGCCCGCACCGTTCTGCATCAACTGAGACGTGGCATTTCTCATTAAAAAATTGACACCCACACCCAAACGGACAGTCTCTCCGCCATCATCCCGAGTATCTATTGCGAAAAGCTCAGTTGACCCCGCATTGTAAAAAGTGAGTGCTTCCCACGAGTCGTCTGGCACGTCAATCCGCAGGCCCTTGTACTGGCTGGAGCCAGTACCGTGACGGGCGGTCGTGACATCCAGAACGCCGACATCCTGCTCGGAAGCATCCCCGCCGGAATCCGTGTGGCCCAATACGATTTTGTTACCGCCCGCAACCCCGGACGTATCAAATCGTAAAAAGTCAGAACCGGCACTGTTCCCAATAGTCAGGTCCTTGTCAGCCCCGTAGGAAAATTCAATCTTGGACGCGATAGAAGCGCCACTACCCGCACTCCCGAGAACCACTTTCGGTCCAACCAAGTGAACATCGTAATCGTTCGTGCTTCCTGCAAGCGTGGCATTTGAACCAATATTTACACGCCGCCCAGCACTGTCCGTCCGAACACTAAATGGCATATCTATCTTGGTTACAGTCGCTCCATCAGAAGAGCTAATGATGTTGAACGCCGTGACACTATTGTCATCCACAAAAACATCAGGACTATTCCGCATCAAGACATCGGACGTATTGATATTGAGAGTGTCTACAAAACCCGCTCCACTACCAAGAGTGAGTATTTCAGTGCTGCGAGTATCGAAATTCAGGAAAACCGTATCGGCGTCGGCAGTATCTTGGATTGAAAGCGAAGCAGCCGTGTCGGCGGGCAACTTGACCACGGGGGCGGCAGCAGTAAAATCGATATTGGCACCGAAATCTACATTGCCCTGAAGATCAGTGGTCCCCTTCGCGATCAACTCCACACCAGTATCCAGCGTGAACTTCATCGCTGCGCCGCTCCACGGAGCCGATCCTGTCGTGGGGTTTTTCACAGTAACAGCGGGGGCAGAACCTTGACCACCGATGCTCAAGAGCGTCTTGATGTCAGCAACAACTCCGCCGCCCCAACTTCTAAACTCCAGAGCGTCCGCAGTATCGGAGAGAAGCCACTCGGTATCGGCAGTTGTTTTAATTCCAAAACCACCCGAAACGTCACCGGACTTAGGGATGAGCGTCTTCCCGATAGTGACGGATTCAGAATCGTTCGTTGTGTCGAACTTCAAGTAGCTATTCGATGCTTCCTTGATGTCGAGTGCGGCAGCTTCGTTGTCCTTCAGGGAGATCGAAGTCGTCTGATCGGCGACACTCACAGAGGAGGTCTTGATGTTGAGGGTGTCTACCTTGTCCGTGCCGCTGCCGACAGTGAGCGCCTCGGTCCCCGTTGTGTCGAACTTCAGGAATTCAAGCGTGGCCTCTTCGGTGTCTTGGATAGAAAGAGAAGCAGCCTCATTGTTTTTGATCTTGACCGTTGTCGCTTGGGTCTCGGTATTGATTTCTGCGTTGTCAACATCGAGAACACCCGAGACCTTCAAGGACTGAACGACCTCGACCTCCTCGTTATCATTCGTCGTCTTGAACTTCAGGTAACTGGTTGTTCCCTCTTTAATATCAAGGGCAACGGCAGTGTCGTCCTTGAGGAGAACTTCTCCGGCACCCCCCTCCATATTGATCCCGGACAACTGGATGACATCCAGAATCGAAGCAACGGTTCCCGAGGAAACATCTGAGGAATAGATGAGCGCGGCAGCACCGTTTTGCAAAGTAAAAGAATTTGAATTTGAAGCGTGCGTGCTGATCTTTAGCTTGTGACCATTGCCCAAGTTGTTTTTGACACAGAAAACGCGGTTCTGTGCGTACTCGTCCACTGTCGCTCCGCAGATTACTACTGTCTGCTCCGCCGAAACGGAGCCACTGAAAGTGACGAACGCAGCACGTTGCTTGCCCGATGCCTCTCCCGCGTCGGCTGTGTCTTGAAGGGTCCATTTGTATTCATCGTTGTTGTAAGTATCTGGAGCGACCGGAGCGGTGATAGTGATGTCGAATACACCGTATAAAACCTGCTCAAGACGTTTCCAGTTTTCATTTGTGGAAGTGCCCCAGGTCCCAGCCTCTAGGCCCGTGCCGATGAGCTTGATCTTGTATCCCTGGGAATAAGTCGTCGCCATACTGTTTACCTATCCTGCGCCGGAGCGGGAGGAGGAGAAGAGGGTGCCGGACGGAAGTCATCTCCCGTCGATCTCTTTTCCAGTAGATTTTTCATTACAAGAAGACCTTCCATAAACATCTTCTCATACGCTTGCGTCATATCCGGCTCGCCTTTCATGAATATGTTCGCCTGAAGAAGAGAGCCGTACAGAAGAACATCCGGGAAATTCGATGACATCCACGTAGTCGTGGAGTCAACACTGCCATTCGTGATGCTCGAATTCGATGGCTTGCCGTAGTAAGTGATCGTCATCTCGGACGCAACGCTCGGGCTCGGCCCAAGACGGATCGTAATCGAAGAACTCGGATCCGAAGTCGCAGCCGTCGATCCGTAAACTTGAAAGCGCGTAGGTACCTCGGGACACCTGAGTTCTGCACCGTAGGAGAGGCCAGGGTAAGCCTCAAGCAAGAAGTCATTACTCTTTCTGTATCAGGTAACGAACCGGGCCGTAGGAAACATCACCCGTCTGGTCCGTCGCGGCCTCGGAAACCCGGACAGAAAGAACATCCAATATACCGAGATCCGCAGATACCGTGTACTCCGAAGTGTTCACAACCAACGGATCCACCGTGGTGGCGTACCACCTCTGCGGGAGATCGATTGCGGAAAACACACGGTCTTCTGAAGCGATAATGAAATCGTTAATATGGCTGACAAATGTTGACTCAGAATTAACTGTGTAATCCTGTATCGCCTGCTTTAGTTCGCCATAATTCATTCAATCACCCTAAACAATCTTGCATCCACGAGCCCTGGATAGCTTGTCTCCACGCTTTGGCATACGAGGACCATCCGGCTTTCGACTCGCCAAACCACCCGTCTGGTAAGTCTTCTTGTTCTCTACCGGAAGACCTGTCCGCATCGACTCTGCCTTTGCCGCCGCTTCACCGCCCGCGTCATACTCGAAGTGCTTACTTCCAACTTTAGGCATTTAATCTCCTTGCCCTAAATAACCGGGCTCAAAACGAATCCAATCAATTTCTATAACAGTCGTAGAATCTGGAATGTTTTCAAAAAACTTAAAACGGAATCTTTCAACTGTCCCAGACCAATCAGACATACCACCAGAAACATTCTTATCTTTCTGTGTGTCCCATGACAACTCCCGCCAAACCCCGAGATTCCCGCTCAAGTCTAAATCGGTATCTTCAATCGCAGGTTCGTAAACGGAATCACCAGAACGAAACCAACTAACCCTAAAGGCTTGGTCAGGAGATGACACCAACTCCGGGAACCGAACTTTCATTCGTATGTAACGATATTTAGAGGTGTCAATCGAGACACCCGACTTACTCAAAATGGACGCTGCCGAAGAAGCGGAAACGTCTAAACGGAGGTTCCCTCCCGAAGAGGAAAGCGACCCTTCCGTTACTGTAAAACCATCAATCCCATCAGAGAAGTCGTACGAAAGACTGCCTGCAACAACACGCCCGCCAGACTCCCCTGTAGGACGAGGGTTCCTTAACGCTTGAGGGTCACTCACAGGAAAACGACCCAGTTGGTTTTGGGGCTGATCTGGATCCCAACACTCGCCACACACCAGAAGTCCAGTGACGTGCATGTCAACTACTTCAGGCTTCAACGTGTGGAGTAAGTAGTCAAACCCGCATCTATCGCAGAACCCCCTAGCCTTATTCCCTGCGGCATACGCTTGGCTCAATTAGTAGCCCGCAATTCGAGGCACAAATCTAGCGGACACCTTAACCCTGTCTTCATCTGCCGCCATCCTATACGTCTCTTCGTAATCCTGCTTTAGAAAAGGAACGCGCCCCGTAGCTTCTGGACGTTTGATAGCGATCTGATACGCGAGGCCGGAGACCAGTGCCGGTAAGAAGCGATCAGGGACCTGCATCGTATTGGATGCGTCAGACCCGACATCGGCCACTCGCTTCACGCGCCAGTAGAGAACCTTGTACTTCGACGACTCATCCGGTACAGGCCAAAGCGTTATCGTACTCGACTGATCATCCCCGTTGGTTTCTACATCTAGTATTTCTTTCCGATCAAAATAATACTGGAGAGGTCGAGCTTCTGTCAGCTTGTTCGGGATCGTTGCATAAGTTGGCTCCGAAACACGATTCAGCATGTAGTCAGTTTGGGACGACTGAACTCCAGAATCTGTTCTGATAATGACATCGAGAAGCCCGATCGTTCCTGATGCAATGTTGTAAGAAGCCACACTCTTAGATAAATCAATCGCTGCGGGCTGATCAACAGTCCAGAGATTCAACCCCCTGTTCTGCCAATCAAGCATCAGAAAGTTCAAACTCCTACGAGCCGTCTGCATGTCGTAACCAGTACGCATCTCCAAACCGGCCCGTTCGTAAGCCTCTTCCAAAAGCTCAGAAACATCGGGATTGAATGAGTATGTTCCGCTGATTGCCATCAGTCGCTCCGAATTGCTTCTAAAATCTCACGGCTTGAACGGTTCTGGTCAATCCGGAGATCTTTTATTTCACCCTTCAGTTCAACCAGAGCCCGCCGGTTGTAGTCCACATCAGCAGCCACTCTGGTTACTTGGATCTTGATCTCCGAAACATCGGCCTCCGCTGCGGCGTCCGGGTGACGGGGCTCGTCTGCGTGAGAAACAGTCAGGAGGAAGGAGGACCCAATCGCTGCCGCAATAATACTTACCGTGCTCCAGAATGCGGTCGGGGTTACGTGCTCCATGTCAGCGATAAATCACAGTTACAGAGCTAACAACAGGAATCTGGTTGTTCTTCGTAACTCTCGCCCAAAGGCTTTCTTCAAACCTAATTCCTGCACCGGGTATTGGATACACTTTCTTCTTCGAGAGCGGTGCGTGTGGCGTAGAGCCCTTATAAAAACCAAGATTTATAGTCAGCTTGGCCGGATTACTCACTGACCCATCATAGAAAGTTATGTACGAATACTCGTTCCAAACATAACCAACCAAATGGACACAATTCAACGCACACGGACCTGATACCAACTCAACGTCAACGGGAGTGGGGTTTGTTACTATGTTGTCGTAGTCGTGGAATTTTGAATGAACGTAGGAATCGTGATTCTCGTACAACGAATGATTACTATTCATAACGAATTTACTGGTAGAAAACCGTAACGGCTGCGATTCTCGTACTACTGTCACCATTCACACTGCACTTCACCCACAGGGAGGAATCAAACCGTATTCCCATACCTGGAAGGGGGGACCACAAGACACCACTCTGGCTATCGGTCGATCCCGCAGTTGCGTCTCCCAGGTTTGTTTTCAAGAGTTCCGTTACACCATTGCCGTTATAAAACGTGACAGTCGCATCACCATCCGGGTCTTTGGTCGGAGTAACAATTATTCCCAGTAGAGAACATGGACCTGCCACAATCTCTGTGGCCGTATCGCTGATAGTATCTTCGTAAGCAGAATGAACATAGGTGATAGGCACGGGCTATCTCCCCTCCAAAAAAGAGGGGGCACCCGAAGGTGCCCCCAAGGTAGTTATCGCTTAAAGATACATGAAGACCGCGATGTACTTAACCGTAGTCGCCGCGGTCGCCAAATCGCTTGCAAGGGGCTTGAGGCGTGCATAAAGCGTGCGCTCCGTGGCAGAGTACAGGCTTCCCGCAATCACGATGGCTTCGGATGTTGCAGGGCCACCCACTACGCCTGCCGTCGTTGCCGTTGAGACAAATTGATTCGCCGCCCAGCCATGAGAATCCCCGATCAAACGGAGAGGCGCATTTGCAGCCCAAGTCACCGCGGAACCACCATCATCAAGAATTGCTTTTTCATCAACAAGCTGGCCGCCACCAGCAGAAGTCCCTAGATCAAAATCCAGATCATCACCACTCGTTCCACCCGTTACAATGTTTCCAGCGGGGATTGCGTAAAGATCCTTTAGGATAGTTCCCGCAGGCTGAGTAATCGTAACGTCGTATGTAGCTGAAGCAGTTACCGCGATTGTTCCAGTCGTAGCAGTAACAGCAGTTGTACGGAGAACTGAAGTAACCGCCCCAGTATCAGCGTCAATTGATATCTGTTCAAATCCATTTTCAGAACGAACAGGGCCGTTAAAAGTCGTCGTACCCATTTCTAATACCTCGATGCACGCATCTAGCCTGACAGTCCGCGTGCTGTCTTTTTAAGTCTGTCAGGTTTGGTTTACCACTTCTTGCATGACCAGTAGCCAGCCGTCAGCTTGCTCTTCTTCTCATCACACTTGTGGCGTGCACGGAAGGATTTCCTCCGCGCTGGAATGCTCTTTTTGATGGTCATATTGGGATCACCAAACCGTAACAAGTTTGACCTTCTCCCCCTCCTTGGCGAGAACGGCAAACTTCTTGGATTTGCCTGGAGTCCTCTTGGGCTTGTTGTAGCCAGAGAACTTTTCCCCACGGTACTCAATCGCCATCAATCACACCCTGTATTAAGCACCGAAAACAAGCACAAAGGGCGACGGCTCCCCATGATCCCCCACGAAAACCCGCCGCCCTCAAAGGCAACATCTACGAGACGTTGCCGCTCCCGAAGATTCCGAGATAGTCGCTGACGCCGAAGCTGTACCGCTCCCGCGCCTTGTAGCGAACATTGCCGGTATCAAAGTCACCATCCATACCCGTCTGAAGAGGGGTACGGGTGAAGTGCTTCATTCCGTTCGGAACGTCCGTCATGATGAACCACCACTTCTTCGTCGAAGACGTGAAGAAATGATTCACCGAGTAGCCTTCCGGGATCGTCCCGTTCGTCCGGAGGGCGTTGATGTCGTTGTCTGCGGTGCCGGGCCGAAGCTCGGTATCGAGAATCCGCGTTGCAACGAACTGGTTGTAGGGAGCCACGATGAGCTTCTTGGGGCGCGCCGCGATCGTAAGACCGCGAGCATCCTTGAAGTCGGCAATGTCGATCACTGCCTGCTCCAACGAAGTCTCATTCAGATCGGATGCAGTGGCGAGAACATTAGAAATCGCCGTTCCATCGATCTGAGAGTGGCTTGCAGAACACAACGCCGCATTGTCACCAGCCGTAAAGTTGTCGGTGAGAAAAGCGTTGTTCAAGGGGAACATCCCCTTTACTTCCTTGGTCTGCGCCATCGCACGGGCGAGAGCCTTGGTGTACCGCGCGCTCACGGAGTCATAGAGGTTGTCCTCGACAGCCTCTTCCGTGATTGCGAAGCCCATTGCAATCGTCTCGTGGTTGTAGCGAGCCGTGAAGTTCTCCTGCGCGGTGTCATAAGTGATCGCAGATCCCTCAGACTTCACAGGTGCAGCACCAAATCCCGCCAGTTTGACCTCTTCCTCGAATGCTCGATCCGAAGATTCGGTCTCATAGACAGAATCATACTCGCTATCGTAAGTGTTGTACTCCAACCCAAACAGAGCGTTA